TTACGATACCTTTACCTTCTGCAACTTCTAAACCTAAGAAGAAATCTCCATACTTTACCAAGTTTCTTGTCCAAGGCCAAAGGTTGAATTCTACGTTTAGAACATCGTAGAATAAGTTCTCTAATATTTCTTGTACTCTTGAATTATCTGATTGAATAAGTAGTACATCACCAAACTCGTTCTTTAATGTACATTCATCAGCGTAAATATCTAATGCTGAAGCAAGGATAGGGTCGTTATCCATTGCATCATAATCTCTGAATACCTCTCTACGAACTTGTTGGTATGCCATTGATTGTGCACCACCTGCTTGTTCGTAAAATGATTTCTGTAATTTTGTATATCTATCTCGTAGTGATGATAAGTTTGTTTGTTGTCTTTCATCACCATCAAAGACGTTTCTCTTTCCGTCCTTATCGATAGAAACTACCGCTTGAGAACGAAATAATTTAGTTAATCTCCCAAAAAATGAAGTATCTGCCATGTTATTTTAATTTTAATTTGTAACCTTTATTTGTTTTTACCATGCTCTACAAGACCAATATCTTGCTTTGTGTCTTGGACCTGGGTTATCACAATTATGTCTAGCTCGGAATGATTTTCTTCTCTCGGGATTAGATTTTTTAATCTTCATCGTTTTTTCATTTCCTTTACCCTTGTGTCCAAAGTTTACTTTCACAACGTTTCCTTGGGGATTTTTTACATATACTTTGAATTTCTTGACATCACCTCTCATCGGTTTACCAAGTTTTACTTTTCTACCTTGATACTCTGCCTCATTCATATCAGCTTTGTATTCTTTCATAAATTCACAGAATTCTTTAATATCATGGTAATTTTCTACCATATACTCTTCTGTATGTATTTCTTCGTTAAGTAATTCTTGTAATGATATCATATTATTTTCTCCTAATATATAAATATAGAGTTATTTAATTAACCAAGTTAAATCCTCGTTTGAATCACCGACTCTCATTTTCCAAGGGTCATCTTCTAATTGAGTATTACCACCAAATCCCATTCCTGCTACATCTAAAGAGTGTGCTCCAATACCACCTAATGCCTGTTTTGTTAAATCAATTCCTTCTTGTCTTAATCTTAATGCGGTATCTCTAACCCACAATGAAATTGCAAGGGACATAGTTAAATCATCATTATATCCTCTCATTGCTTCTGCACGATTACCATTCCATATAAATGTAAACAATTCATCAATAGTTCTTGATGAACGAATAGTAATATCCTTTTCTCTAACATATTGTTCTAATTTAGATATGATTAGAGGTCTTGTTTTAGAAGTTGTAGAGAAACCTGCTGTCATATTTCTCTCTTCTCTATTATATTTGTTATTTAATTGATTTTCTACATCTACATACTTTAAATCTTTACTCATGTAGAAAAGATTTCCATATCCTCTATCAATTACTTGTTGAATTACTGCCCAACCAATGTTTGCGTTCTCAATAACGAGTAATGCGTTGTTATAATCAGTTGAAAGTGATACAAGAAAGTTTCCAAAATCTTTTGTATCTAATTTACCTTTATATTCTGCAACTTGAGATGATTCTTCTATATCAATAACATGACATGCCGAGAAATCGGCAGAATCACCACGAGCAACATCGGCAACTACCATATAAGATTTCTGATAGTTTGGATATTCCCATTTCCAAAGGTTTCCATCGAACCCAGTCTTTTCAACTGGTTCTTGTACATAAGATTCTTTATAGAACATTAGAAGTTGTGGGTCAATTACAGTATCACCCGAAGATACAAAATCACAGTCACATTCTTGTGCTGCTCCTTTAACTCCTAATAAAACTTCTTGTTCATCTCTCCAACTTTGGTTTCTTTCAGGATGCACTGACCAATGTAAACGTATTGTATTGAATCCGTTGGTATCTTCTTCCGCACCTACCCAAGTTTTATGAAAGAAATTTCCGACACCATTAGGAGTTGAAAGGATAATTGCATTACCACCTGTTGATAAAGTAGATTGTGCCGATATCCAAATATCTTCAATCTTATCAATGAATGCTGCTTCATCAAATACTAATAAGGATAGTGCTTCAGAACGACCAGCATCACCAGCGGCTGAAGTTGCTTTGATTTGAGAACCATTGGAATATCGTAGAGATAGTTTGTTATCTTCTACTGTTGTTTGTTTTAACCAACTTGGTAAGTATTGGTTCATTACTCTTACTTTTGTTACCAAGTTTTTCGCAACTTCTTGTTTAGTTGCGATTACAAGTACATTGTAATCTTGGTTAAACAACATTTGGTGTAATGCAAATCCCGCAGTTAAGGTTGAGATACCTGTCTGTCTTGATTTCAGAATAATGTTGTATCTATGTTCAGTAAATTGGTCTAAAGTTTTTTCTTGAAATGGATATAAGTGAAAAGGAATTTTACCACGCACAGGATGTTGTATCATACAATACTTCTTCATGAAGTGTATCGGGTCTTGAGCACACTTCTGATACTCAAGTTTAATTATTTCCTTTAAACTTTGTTTAGCCATTTTACTTTTTACCGATTTTCCAATACATGGAACCACCAACGAATGGTTTGTATAAACCAAGTTGGTTTGACATTCCAATGTTTAATCCATAAACGTTCATTTTCTTGGTTTTAACTAAAAGATTACCACTAAAATTATTTAATCCGTTTGTTTGGTCCATACCAACACCAAATCCGTAATAGAATTCTAACTTTGGAAGTTCTTTTACAATTGTAGTGTTGTAAACTGTTGGAATCTTGAAGAACCAATCAATTTCTCTTGATTCGATTCTGTTTTGTGAGATAACATCAGTAAGAATACCATATCCTAAACTACTTGCAGGTTTATTTCCTAAAGAATCTGTTACTTCTTTTGGGAAATCATAATCGAGATTTAGTGTATCGGTTACTGTTACTCTTGAAAAGTAATCTTTGATAATTGCAAGTGAATCTACATCTACTGGTATTTCAACTTCTTTAATTACTTCTTTGGTTATATATTTTGGTACATACTTTGTTACTTGTACTTCTTTTTCTACAAAAACTGTATCTGTTTCTTGTTTGATTAGTTCGTAATCCTTACCATCTACATTTACAATTTCTTTATCACCATAATCACCACTACATCCTCTTTGTAATACAATAATGACTATTAGTGCAACTATTAATATTTCTTTTATATATTTCATAAATAATGTTCCATCTTAACTTCTCGTAACTTCTCGAATGCTTCGTTTCTTTTTTCTTCAAGTTCTTTAATTTCATTGTTACCATATTCAATAAGTTCATTTATTTCGTTTCTTACTTCATCTATTGGTTTTGGTAGTTTAAAAGTTTCTGTAATTTCACCTTTATCATTATGCATATGATATTCTTCTTTTAAATCATCTAAAGATTGTTTATAATCTTCTATTTTACTTTTTCCATAAATTATCATACGAGTCCATACCTTATAGTTTTGATATTCAACCCATACACCAGCTGATTTAATTTCATGTTCTCTATCAACAGTACAATTTAGACAATATCCACCTTTTTCGATAAAATTTTTATCTTTTTTGGTTTTTTTAACAGTTTTACAATTAGGATTTTTACATTTAGATTTTTCTTCTAAATATTTTCTGATTTGTTGAAACTGTTCATGGTTTTTTGAGGTTTTAAGTATATATCCCTCTTTTTTTTCATACCTATTATGCTCATCTTCCCAAACATCACCTATTTTACGAGTTTCTTTTTTAGCTTCATAACCGATTGTAGCATTTTTTTCATACTCACCAGTTTGAACCATATCTACCAACTTTCTACGAGTTGGATGCATATATTTCTTTTTGAATTCTTTATCCATTGTTACATATTAGGTTATAATGTTGTATATAAATATATAAAATTAAAGAAACCGATAATTTTAGAAGAAAATACCAAGTATTTGGTTTACCGATGCGAAAGTACCTGTAAGTTTAAAAGTATTTCCTTTATACAAGAATACGATACCTTCATTTGGTACAATTTTCTTAGCCCCACCGATAGAATTTAACCTTCCAAGTTCTAATTTAAGTTTTTCTATCTTTTTAGGGTCACCTGATTTCTTAACATCTTTAATTG